TGCATTCGCCTCACCCAGAATATCTTTTACAAATTCATGCAATTTTTCAAATTTCTGTCTTGCCTTGATGTTAAGATTGTCCACTTTCAAAACTTCATCCAGCTTATTCATAACCGAAACTGTCTTTTTCGGTAAATCATAGCTTCTACTGTTAATAATTACTGTATAATCCATAAATCCTCCTAAGTCGCGCTATCCGCGGTATATGTCGGTACTCCATCGCTAACCGTAACAGTACCTCGATCAATGTGGTTAATTGAAAAACTAAAATAAATCTTCTCTGCAACGGAATCAAAATGATCCAGCGTTAAAGTTGCTTTTGTTTTCCATGCCCTGAATTTAGGTGTTCCTTCTGATCCAATGTTTCCATCAAATACAATAAGCAGATCTTTTTTCACGTCCTCACCAGTCGGCAAGTTGAAAAACATATCATACAGATAATCAAATGCCGCATCTCCCTTGTTTGCCTGTAACTCCTGCGCAAGTGATGGTTTGTAGTATTTAATATCTGTTGTTGGGATTTCATCCTCAATAAAATCGTTATCCTCGGTCTGTGCGTTCAAAACCAAGTCAAATACTGTGGATTTTCCAATTCTCGCCCACGAAGGTGTTAATACCGATGTCTCGGCAGTGTTCAAAAATGGAATAGTTCTATGTTTTTTTAATCTTGTTAATTCTGCCCTTATGATACCTCTCTTTCTCGTAAATAAGTGATGGACAATGCCATCTGATATAATGTATCTTTGTCACTGGCTTCCATCGGATATGGATTCCCGGTAATGGAAAATCCGGTCACCGTTCTATTTTTATCAAGTGCTGGAAATGCATATGTGTAAGCGAAATCATCTGCCCAATATGTTAGGTCTTCTAACCATTCATCAGATTCTTTCCTCTCTGATCTTGATCCGGTTGACTGGCGTGCGATAAAATTATAATATTCTGTAATCTCGCAACTTCCGTCTGTCATTTCCTTTAAATCTCTTGATGGTGATTTAAAAAGACCATACTGATCGGAGCCGTCTGCTACATGGTTCATATCAATTGATAAACCATCATAATTGCTAAGTAATTTTACAATATATTGTGATATAGTCATATCAACCTCCACTTGCAATTTTCTTTGCACCAGAAAGAATTTTTTCTTTATACTGTTGCTTCATGCGGTCAAACCAATAATTCCCACGTTCTGGAGCTTCGTGGAAAGCAGCTGGCATATAATACCACCGCCTGGCGTATGGTGTACGGTACTTGATTTGCCCACTACCGATCGCAGTGTTCAAGTGACCGGATTCAATCAGAATATTCTCTCGCTTTGGCACTTTAGGTTCACTCAATCGGAGACATTCAGAATCAACAAACTCCTGTACTGTATTAAACTTATTTTCCATTTTGGAACCAAATCCCGGATTCCACTTGATTTCGAATGACACTTTTCCATTTGGAAGTCTTACCTCGTGGAACTCGCCTTTTGGTGTACTGTAATCATGGATTCCAGCCATTACGCCACCACCACCTTAATATTTTTGCAAAAATCCCGATTAGAATTATCGTTTACAGACTGTATCGTTCCTGATTTTGGATATCTCTTCATCAAATCAGAAATCCTTTGCCCTTTGATATCCTCTACAACGTCCTCAACTTCTCCGTATACAAGGCAATCCTCCTCATTATAAGAATTAAGTGATAAGCCATTGTAAGTCCCAACAGGAAACGTCACAGACGCATATCGTGCAATGCTGATTTTACCATTTTCATTTTTCTTTTCAGTTTTATCAGACCACTGTACACCTTTTACAACGGTTCGTTTCCACTCGGAATCAGAAATTTTATTGTAAATCGTCACTGTATCCGTAAATAGTCCACTCATAACGCACCTGCCAATCCCGTACCGGAAAGACCACCTCTCGCAATTGATATAAGTTGGGATTCTTTCTCCGCAACTGTAGTAATCTTATATGATTCGGAATATCCATCATTGCTGACAGATGAAATGCCTGTTCCCATACCAGTAGACTCTTGCTTATAAAGTGCACTTATCAGATCACAGACGGTATTCTGTATCTGCATATGCACCTGCTTCTGAAAGTACGTTGCCGATGCTTCATCATAAACATCTTCAAATTTTCTTGCCCTCATGTGGGTATACACATCCAGCTTTGCAGATGCTTTTTGAAGAAATGCCGGGAATTTATCTACCGGAACATCCGCATAGAGGGAGCTATAATACTCCCAATTAACATATGGCATATTAAGCTCCCTCTCTTTCCTTAGGCTGTTTTGCCTAATAATTTAATTCCTTTCAGCACACCAGCCATTTTGCTGTTTTTAAGTACTGCTCCAGCGATCAACTCGACTTCCCCTGTCTTTACAGCTCCTGGTGCCTGTAAATCTGGAAGATACGTCTTGAGCATCTTGCTTCCATCTACGGAAATTCCGTGGAATGCATCAAGTCCAAGTTTTGCTGCATAAATATCAGTTGTACCATACGCATCTGAACTAGGTGTTGACGTAGAAACAACATCTTCTGTAGTAGAACCGTTGTAATACTGTCCTGCATCCATAAGAATAATTCCATTGTATGTCTCTACAGTTCTACCGAAATCATCCTTATTTCTGTCATAATATCCGGCTCTACGTGCCGCAGACTTCACCTTTGTAAGCATCTTACTGTTCATCATTAACACATCTGGTTTTGCAGCCAATAATGCAATGAATGTATCTAATTCATCAAGCAATGCGTTGTAATTGCTGTCTAATAATGCAGATGTTGAAATGTCAATATCAGTTGTCATCTCTGTTGATTTTCCAGTTAAAATCTTTTTAAGTCCGTCAAAGGTATTAGGCACATATCCTGTACCGGAAGATGCAGATGTTCCATTAATTACTAAATTGTGGAAGTAATTCGCTCCCGCCTTTGTTTTCTCTTTAATCTGGAAATCCATCTCATTAATAGCACCAGATGTCTGTGCGATCACACGGTCAATCTGGAATGAGCCACCAAGGATTACCGGGCTTGCTGTGCATTTGGTTCTCTTTGCTTCATTTGGCGAGTACTCAGCATTAATCTGACGTACTGATGCGGTAGATGGTGTCTCTAATCTCTGATATCCATATACCAGATTGCTACCGCCTGTTGGTGAAATGGTATCATCAAATGTCAGTTTATCGAGCAGGATGGACGATCTTCTAAATTCATCGATCACATTCTGTTCTACTTTGTCTGCATAACCGACTTTTGCTTCTGCTAATGTTAATGCCATAATTATTCTCCTTTACTGCTTGTATTTTTCTTTTAATGCATCCATCAGAGAAGAAACTCCTTCATCAGATGTCTTTTTCACTCCCCCGATAAGATCAACTTTTCCTGCCGGTTTCGGTTCCGGCTCACCGAACAGCATTTTGCTGTCCTCTGCTTCCGTCAATGTCTTGATTGCTGCTGCAATGTCCTCTTTCTGATTTTTAGATGCTTTCAAGACATCAACATCCAAAAGAGCAGTGATCGCCTTAGCATTCTTACCATTTGCGGATGCAATACTCTCTTTGAGAAGATCATTGAAATCACGATCCGCAATCTCCTGCTGATGCGTTTCATCTTTGGTCTTAATATCTTTCTCAAGATCCTCAATTTTCTGCTTCATTCCGCTCACATCGGCATCTTTAAACTCCTCCAGATCCTTTTTCAGATCTTTGATCGTAGTTTCCTGTGTCGCGGTTTTGGTTTTCTCAGTAGTCAGATCTGCCTGTGCTGTTTCCAAATCTTTCTGAACCGGATCAAGCTCTACATGATGCATGTCCAATACTTTATCGATCTGTTCTTTCGTCATGCCAAGTGCTTCTAATTCTTCTCTCTTCATTACTTCTATCTCCTTTAACGATGATTTATTTAACGTGGGAGAATCACCCACAGATAATTGCGGACAGTGGATTTGAACCACCACTACTGGCTAAGGAAACCAGTATGCTGCCATTACATCAATCCGCGGCATTAAAAAGAGCCAATCAATCAAGTCCTAATTTAAGACTTGACTAATCGGCTCTAATCATCGGCACTATCGTTATTAAACTTTCTCGTTTACAGTGCTTGCATTTGCACGGCAAATTTTTAACCTCGGTATCTTTATTGATTACCAAAAGGTGGCTCCCACACTTCGGACAAGGATACCAGATAAATCTACTAGGATTCAATATATCACCCCTAGTGATATTATATAACACTTTTTGCATGTTAGCAATGAAAAATAGTCATTCTATTGTAAATAGTGTTTTATATTCCCCTTATTCCTCCATAAATACAATCTTTTGTAGCACATTCTACAGCAATAGAATTTCCTCTTTTATCATAATTAATTATATTGCCACAACGAGGACATCGTACATCTTTTTGGGGATTATTAAGTTTTTCGTTTAATGCTTTCCGTTCTATATCATTCATCATAACCATAAATTATCCTCCTTGCATTCTTATTATACTTAACAGGAACTCCCGCTTCTTTTGCTCTGTCGTATGCATCAAGCATTAACATTCTTCTATCCATATCCGTTAATCCGGGCGCATTGATTGATGCAGAATAACTCGCCCTAAATTCATCTCTCCAATCACCAATCCTAAACTGTGATGGATCATTCATATAATGTCCGTAATATTCATGCGCCAAAACTGCTTTTTCTGACAATAAATCTCTATTGTTTGTTGATTCCTTATCAGGTATGATATCTCCCCTTATATGGATAATTTTAGTTCCATCAACAAAACCTGTCTGCGTTCCTGTATTAAAACTAAGAATATCTACTGGAATATCCAATTCATTTGCATATTGCTGTATTTTTTCAATTTGTTCATCTTCTAATACAACAAATGGACTCTGTCGCATTCCGTTTGCCATATTCCTACTATTAATTATACCACGATTTTTACTTCTTACAAATTTATTTTCACGCTGATATGTAACAGTTTTGACGAGATTACTCGTTCCAGTAACCAATCTAAGTCGGTTATCACGCTCTTTCAGTCCGGCAGCCTTTGAAAAGCTTTTATAATCTGCCATCTGTCCACGCAATTTATTCTGCAAATCCTGTGCATCGCCGCCAATACTTTTTATTGCTTCAATTTCTCTCTTAGTCGCTCTGATCTGCCGCTCCATCTGACGCTGTTTCTGCGTGGATTCATAATAAGTATAGGTCTTTCCACCGATTGTCCTTGGATCAGGTTCTTTTATATCCTCTGGGATTATAGATGCACCTTCCCAATATGGATAAAAATCATGCGTACAGTTTGCTCCCTTTAATCCTGTGACAGTTCCATACCCTGTTTCTTTGACAAAATCCGGATATTTCTTGCTTTTTCCAGAATAAGAAAACACTTTATTCTGCCATACCGCATGATCCGGTCTGCTACCCATGTGCTGAGTTGTGATTACAAGGTCATGGTTGGAGTTTTTCAGATTTTCCTCCGTAATTTTTCCAGATAGCTGTGACATTCCAGTTCTGACAGCCATTCTGGCAGCAACGTCAAGTTGGTACGATCTCCCACTCTCATAGTCAATGCTTCTCAATCCGCTCTGTGCCAAACGATGCACACAATCCTTGACTGCCTGGTCAAAAGAAAATGCTCCGGTAGATACCTTAATCAGTGCGAGATCCATCTCTCGCTGATACGCATTAAGAACTCCAGTCGTTCCAAACACAGTATTTTTAAATCCCATTGTACGTGTAAGGTTCTTAAGTTCGCCGGCCGTCTGCTTCTGAAAGGCCAAAAGCAACTGACTCATGCTGTTCGGCTTCTTTAAGTCAACACCATGCTCCTGCCACATGGAAAGGTCATTGTTCCATGCCATATTGCCGGCTTCTGCAACAAGGTCATTACCTGCGGCCTTTGCCTCTTTCACGGTCTTGTTGATGATGTCCTGCACTTCCTGCTTATAGGCTGCGGTGTTTTCGGCAACTGCCATCTTATATTTTTTGTCTGCGCGGAGCATCTTCATGACCTCTGCCTGTATCTTCTCGGCAGAGTACCCCTGCTCAACCATAGATTTCGCCATAAGTTCTGCGGTCTCGGTGTATCTCCCGGTATTCTTCACACGGCGGGCAATATCAGCAATAACCTCATCCTCTAAATTCTGGTATAGTCCCATTATGTACTTGTCAATTATAGTATCAATCTGTTGTTCTGATAATGCCCTTTAAATACCCCCTAATCATCAACATCGTCAATTGGTTCGTCCGTATATTGCATATATTTCTTAGCTTCATCCTCTGGAATATTATATTTTTCCATAATATACCAAACCTTTAAAATTGGCACTTCCGGGAACGATAATGCATCTGCTCTCATCGCTTCGAGTTTCGCCTGCTTATCTTCCACATAAGAGTCATCAAAACCAATTGTGATCTCTGCGTCTAAATTATATGCTGTATCATGATATTTATTTGAAAACCACATGACAGCTCTGCAGATATCCTGTATATATTCAGTGGCTACTTGTCGCTGCTTTCCAAGCTCCTGCATGGCATCCTGCCTTTCACCGAAATACTCAGTAGCCGTCTTAATCTGTCCATTTTCAAAGCTGTATTTTTTTGTTCCGTATCCAAAAGACATAGATAATAATGATAGTGCCAGTTCAATTGCTTTTGTAATCTGTTCTACTCGGATTTCAGGATTATATTCTTGAATAAGCCCCTTCTCTTCTGGAAGTTTTTCCCCTGTAAATACAAATAATTTTTTTTGTTCAGGAGTTAATATTGGATTTCCATCATCATCAAAAGCACAAAGTAATTCATTTATCAGTATAATTTTCTCAGACTTGTCCAAATCGCTAAACAATACGTTATAGCACAAATCTACAACCTTAAGTGCTGGAATTGCATTCCATAATTTAGGCAGTCCGTAGCCTTCCATATTATCCAGATTATTCACTTCAGCAACACGCATAACAGCAAACGGTTTCACTTCTCCAAGCTGTGCGATCGTCTGCTTTTCGGTTATCTCATCCCCTCTGTCATTAAAAACATGAGTTTCAGCAGTGTATAGATTGCTTTCTCCCAAAAGGAACAGCACAATCGTTGTCTGCTTTTTCCCTTTGACCAGTGCATTCCCGGAAAATGCCGCTTCGGTAACAATATCGTTTTCCACAGTCAAAGGTATAAATGCATCAGCCTCGACATAATTCAGCTTAATATCTCCACCTCTCACAGAAGAATCATCCATAATCGTTGCATTGTCCAAGCGGATATAACAGGCTACTGTACCATCCGCAGAGGTTTTTTCTAACTGTTTACGGTATTGCGTGTTGAAATTACTGCCAGCAAGCACCTTTGCTACAAAATCCGCCTGTTCCCCTTCTCCCACATTGATTTCAAGCACCTCACAGAGATTAGCATCATCAGAACAGCATCTTTTTGCGAAATTTAACCTTGTAAGCTCATATGGTATCCCATTGATTGTTTTTCGTTTATGGAAATCACTTATCAATCGGTTCGCGTACCAGTCATCACATGCATGAATAATCGTTAACGCCTTATCATTGACATCATATCCTTTTTTATTCAAAAATGCTTTTACACAACTCTCCATCTCTTTCTCCTATCTTCTGTCCAGATCAACATATTCAATAAAATCCAAAATTGTATAGTTCTCCGCATCCCACCAGTCATTGCAGTTTCCGATGTTTTTATCCTCTGGTATGTCCGGGTGGTCTGGATCCCATTTCAACTTACCGATCGCACTCTGTAGCTTTGTGCAATTCCGGTTTATCTTCCACCTTCCGGTATTCATCAGCATGTCGTAGGTTCGTGGTCTGTCCGACACTTCATTTTTACGGCAACCTTTAATATTCCGGTATGGCAATCCTGCTTTTCTCGCAGCACTCCGCAGGCTGTTTATCATCGTTGTGCTTGCGCTGTCTGGAAATACCCAGTCAATAAATCCGTACTTTTCCTGGCAGTATTTGAAAAACTCTATAAACTTACTACATATCGCTTCCGCATCAATGTCCGGTGACAGCTCCAAGTTTGCTTCCTCTGCCGTCCTCAGATCATGATATCCGTGGAAGTAAAGCTTCAGCACAAAGGTTGTCATGGATCCGTTTCCACCGAAGTCTATACCCATCGTAATTTTTGATGGGCGGTGTAACAGTTTGCCCTTTATATCACGTTCAAACAGTGGATCTGTATCCTCATCATACAGATATGGTTCATTGTTCTCTGCAAACTTCCGAAAAATGATTCCTTCTGCAACAGCACGCTCACCTTTAATGTCTCGCCTGTACCATACTGTGCCTTTCTGATAGGTGCTAAGAACTTTTCTGATCTGCTCATCCGTCATGCTCATATTATCCACCAGAGTAAAATGTCCGTAATTATATCCATAGTTTGGATTCTTATCTTGCTGCTCTTCATGGAATTTTAAAATTTCGGTGTAATACCAATGCTCTTCCTCTTTTGGGTTCAGATCATGAAATATCTTACGGTCGGAACTGGAAAGCGTACGGTCGAACACCTCTTTTAAAAACTTCGGGTGGCATTCGTTCGCTTCTGTGACATACGCCATGCCATAAGTGTTACCTTTAATAAGCTTCTCATCTCCGTCCTTACCTCCACCGGATATAAGCACAATCTTTTCCCCAGTCTTGGTCTGAACATAAACGCAGTCACGATCCTTATACTTTCCCTCGCGGTGTCTGCCCTCAAAGTAATTGAGCAATCCATATCCGTCACAGTCCAGGATATTAAGCTTTGCGGTCGCATTCGATACGCCTGCTACCAAATGTATCTTGTTTTTGTGCGTTTCAAGCAGGGAACAGAAGATCATCGTTGCAAGCACGTTCTTCCCACCTCGCTTACCGCCTTCTGCCACATTGAACCAGCTATGTAAGCACTGACGGAAGTATTGATATTGCCGTTCACTGAACGGTGCCGGGCTATTCATCTGCTTTCTCCTCAAAATCTTCTATTCTGCGGTTCGCCACCGGATTTTTCAAAATATCTGCTATGGTCTGCATATTCTTAAGGATTTCCTCTCCGGTGTCATCCTTGACCTCTGCTCGTTTCTTGTCAAATTCTGCCTTGTACTTCTTATCCTCAATTTCAACCGGAAGTGCATATAATTCTTTTATATTTTTTAATGCTGCCGTTACCTGCGATAATCCCAACCTGTCAACAGGACCATTCGCAATATTTATGTGCTCTGTTTCGTCTATAATTTCCTTTGTTGGCTTTCCAATGGCTGTATTGTCCTTATATTCCACTGTTCGGACTTTCTTCTTATCCTTTACAACGTACTGTTCCAGTTCTCCAAGTGCCTGTTCTGCTTTCTCTGCCGCCTTATCTGCAATAGATAAAAGCCGTGCTATACGGTCTGCATCTGCGTCGGAGGATTTTTCCTTGGCTTTTTGGCACGTATCACGAACGTATTCAGTTCTTTTTCTTACCCAGCCACCTTTCGCACACCTGTCCTTTAATGTTTTAACCGGAATGTTATATTTCTCTGCCAAATCCTCTAATCTACAAGGCTTTCTGCCTATATCAGTCACATACTCATGTTCTATCTCTACCCATGACACTGAATCCGAACGTTCGTTTTGTTCGTTCGCTTTTGAATCCGAACGTTCGTTATCCCAGTCATATGTATTTTTCCATCTGCGGATTGTTCCCTCTGGTTTTCCTAGCTGGTCAGCAATCTCTACCAACTTCATTCCGCTCTTATACATTTCATACGCTTTATCGCTCAATGGATTTTTCTTTGCTGCCAACTAACCACTTCCTTTCCGGACAAATAAAAAGAGCCGGACATACAAGACATTAAGTCTCATATATTCGGCTCTACGGCGCTAACTTATACAACTATTATATCATACATAGTCTTACTTTTCATCTTTTAATAGTTTTGATACATTTTCTCCTACTAAGGAAATTTTTTTTCTTATCTCTTCTTGAAATTCTGATGTGCTACTATTTATCTTTTTTACCTGCTGTCCTTCCTGTTCCATGCAGTTCTCCTTGCATGTTTCACGAAGATCACTCATAAATTTCCCGGTCAAATGTCTAATCTCTTCTGGGGCAAATTCTATACATAGCGCTTTTAACACGCTACTATATGTCCCTATTCCTACTAAACATTTTTCCATCATTGCATTTGCTTCCCAGTTAAATTCCCTATGACTTGTAATAAACTTTTCTGTATCGGAAGAGCATACGCACTCAACAGCTTTATCTGAAACAATATACGCTAACATTTCTAATTCGCTCAGCCAGCCAATACATTCTTTCAAATATTGCAGCTTTAGCTCCTGTCTCTTATATTTGGCGTTTTGTTTTCTCTCGTCATGTAACGTTATTATTAGAATTATAAATGGTGCCAAAACTTCAACAATTCTCCATATTGTATCATCTTTACAAAGACATTGAGTAATTTCCATTTTTTCTCTTATTCCTTCCTCTAAAACTACCCAGTATATGTATAAAAATTTTCCGACATCGAATATTGACGATTAATAGATAGATGCATTAATAAGGAGCTATCCATTGATCTCCCTCTTTTAAATTTTGAGGTTCTTCATCTGAAAAAATCACATCTGGCTTATTTTTCGTTTTTTTTGCCACAACATCCTCTGCCAGCTCCTTTGTATCTCTATATCCAAGTCCATTATTATTTATCGTTTGAGCAACTTGTGAATTACTTATTTCAAGATTTTCGATTTTTGTCTTTAAATCTCCAAATTGAATTTTAAGTTCATTTGCTTCTTTTATCTCTTTTCCTCCAATTAAACCAACGAAAAGACCAATAATTGAAACAATCAATCCAAGTGAACCTACAATGTTATCAAAATTTCCAAGACAGTCATTTATCTTTACTAATATTTCCATTCACAATCCTCTTTTCATTTGCATTTTGTATCATTATACATCCACAACCGCCAATATTCAATTCTCAATGTACTACAATGCTAATGTCTGTATACAATTTTTACCGGCATATTTCAGCCGGCAAAAATTTCAATATTCAGTTTTTATCACATTCCCGGAATAAGTCAGCGTCTATATATTTCCATCCACCATCATAGATCATGAAATATGTATAATGTTGTGTTCTGACAATGTCATATACCGTAAACTTCTTATTGTCACTGTTTCTGATTACCTCAAACGTAATTCCACCTCTGCGCTCATTTTCTCTCCGCCGCTCTCTGTCGGTCTTAATTTCCTCACAATAGCAGCAACCTTCACAGTCACCATCGCAATCTGCGTTCGAAATGTCATCTTCCTCCATATCTTTACGCCACATCTCCATACAATTACAGAATCTCATTGTTTTTACCTCCGTTAAAGTTCATTTTTGCTCTTATCAAATTTTAAACGCCGTCCGCAATATGGACAGCATTTATATTCTTCCATCACGCTCATCCCACAATCTTTATCTGGACATCTCCACTCTGGGCATCTCCACTCTTGGAGATCCCCCACGTTGTAAACTACGGACCCCACAAATTCAGCTTTCTTTTTTATCAGTTTCATGTTGATTCCTCCGTTAAAGTTCGGTTAGACCACCTTGCACCCACATTTATCTCCTGCAAGAACATATTTCCCGTGGTTTTCAATATTAACATCGCAATTCTTATACTCTCCGTAAATACTTCTCTTGCAATCCGTACAATATACCGCCTGTTTAACTTCCTTATAGCATTTTTCAGACAGCTTTTTTACACTTTTCAAATCTTCATCTGTCATTTCTCTGATTTTCTCAACAGATGTGATTCCTGCTCTTAATAATGTGTTATATGTTCTGACTGATAAATTTAAATCATCAATTTTCATAGTTTTTACCTCCGTTAAAGTTCAGTTTAGGTAGCTAAATATCCACCTAAATTGTCCATGCTCTTCCATCTGATTTTTTCGATTACTAAAACATAGTATTCTTTATCAGGTTCAGCACCCCATTCTTTTCTTCCGGTTCTCTTTTCCAAGTGACAGTCCGCAATAAATGCAGGAACTTTATAACCATATCCATTCGTGAATCGCACCTGTGCTTCTGCATAATCCAATGGAATATCGTCAACCATGTCAAATATCTTTTTCAATCGTGTCGTGTAATATGGCTTGACATCTCTATATTCCTCTCTTTTTTCGCCTGTAAGAATCATATAGAACCATTTCTTTTTTATAGGCAATACCAACATTCCACTACCTCCGTTAAAATTCTAATTTTCAGCTATTTCCATTTTGGAAATGTTCAGTTTAATTCTTCAATGCTTTCTCGCAGTTCCTCATAATAGTTAATCTGATCAGTACAATGATTGTCCAGTATATCAATCATTTCCCTTTTTGCATCTTCTAATGATTTTGCTTGCATGAAATCCATGCGACCATCAATCACGGACTGCCATCCTATCTCATCACCGCAGTAAACAATACTTCCAATAGTGACACTTCCGTAATAAGCGACTATGTTTACTTGTTTTTCCCAATCACTTTGTTCTGGTTCAACCTCTTTCCATTCCATTGTGCACATAGTTTTCCTTTCCTCCAATTCTTCCTGACTGTATTTCCGATAGCTGATTCCGTAATTTGTGAATCCACCGGATTGATATGTTATGCATCGTGACATTTCATACCCCTCTTTCAGTTTAAATACTTATTGATTGCTTCTTTCACATCTGATAAACGTACCCACTGATCTACTTCCTTGTCTCCTTCGTAAGCCGGTGCGTCTTCCTGTTTAGCACGTTCCGCAACCTCTGCCAGCACTGCAACTGAATAGTTTATAATTGCTTCGTTTCTGATTTTTTCATCTGTTATTACAGGAAGTTCTTGTAATGCTGTCATCCTGTCAGATTCATAGCAGTAATTTTGCATAACTGCGTTAATTGCATCCTGTCTTTTAATTAATTCGCCCATCTCTTCTACCTCCACTAAATTCTAATTTTCAACTATTTCCATTTTGGATATAGTTCCGTTTATTTGTCTAAAATATAGTCCAGCTCTTTTTCTACGTTTCCTTGCTCGAGTTGGAACATAATTCTTTCCCATTCTCCGCATCTGCACCGCTCTAATAAAGTAAAATAGTCTTTTCTGCAACTATCTAAATATGTCTGTTTAACAGCTTCTTTACACTCTGTAATTGTTACATTTTGCTCACTATCACTTTTATTATGCTGCGTAGTTAATCTGTACTTCATATCTGATACCTCCGTTAAATTCTAATTTAACTATTTCACTTCCTGCTCAATATTTAAGTTTCTAAACATTGCACACATCACATCCACGACGATACTGTTTCCAAACTGTTTGTAAAGTTGTGTATTGCTATTGACTGCTTCCATCTTGGAAATATCTTCATCGGATACGCCCATCAACCGTCCGCATTCTCTTGGTGTCAGCTTTCGGATACGGTATTTCGTGGCAATATGGCTATTTGCATACCCATGTGTGCCAGCTACAAGATTAGCAGATATACCATTGTCAGAGATTACTGTACCGCGTTGCGAACCATCACTTGATATTTGACCGACTTTTTGGATATTGTTTTCAAGTAATAAATTGTCTTTTTGCACTGTTGTCATCGTATTTGATATATTATCTTGCCTAGGCTCTAACTCTGTCATATTATGCCTACTCTCTTGTATCTGCTTGCTCTCATACGCTTTTCGTATCTGCTTTCCGTATTCTGTACGTTTAGGTGTCAATACTTGGCTTTCCATGACAAGGTTGTCCTTTTGCACACTTGTTAAGCAATTGCTCATGTCTTGTGTATTCGGCTCTAATCGTTGCTCTGTCGGACCTCCAACTGTCCTATCTGACGGATTATCGGGATTTCTGCCACGCATAGCAACTATCTGTTTATCAACAATCATCGGTTCTCTCATCCCCCCCCCTGCATAGTCGTAAGAGATGGAGAAATATAGTTTTTATCCCATACATTTCCAGCAAAGCCGGTTCCTCTATCGTCTCCGTACAAATTTCCTAATCTTCTTTGTTCCATTCAATCACTCCATTCATAGATTGATTGCCAAAACCTTTATAATCCATCGCCATAAGAGTTATTGCAATATCAATTTGTTTATCTAATGTTGCTCCTTTGTCTTTCAACAGCACAGTTTCCGACCGACCTTTGATTGGATATTCCTCTGTCTTGTCTTGCTGTGATGCAGTTTGAAACAGCACATTCTTTTGGTTCGCGGATTGTTCCGTCAACGGCAAGTCTGCTCTCAGGATTGTGTTGTGGTAATGTTCCGTTGTCAATCAACTGTTTTATCAGTTTGTCTGCCTTTTCATTGTTGATGTAATACTTCTCGTCCACATCATCTTCAAGGTAATCTTTTATCTTCTTTTTTAATGGTATCGGATGTGGGAAATGGTAGTTATATTCTCCAAAAAACGAAAACATGAAGCACCTTTCACGGTTCTGTGCAACTCCGTAGTTCTTTGCATTCAAATCCTGCCAATAACTCACATATCCAAGGCTTGTTAGAAAATCGATCCAGTTCTGAAAATCTTCCATATTTGCATTGGCATGGACCTGCGGTACGTTCTCCATGAACAGAATCTGTGGTAATTCTCCACCACCATCCCTTATCTCTTTCAGAATCCTTTCTACTTCCCACAAAAGACCAGACCTGGTCCCACTTCCTTTTTTCATGCCTGCTTGTTTCCCGGCAACCGATAAATCGGTACAAGGAAACGAGTAAGTAAGTAAGTAAGTAAAGAATTCTGTGTCGCAGATATCCAAATCTTCCGCATGAACCTTAGTTATATCCATTGTTGGAAAATTTGTTCCATGCACTGCGTTATAGCTTGCTATGGCATACTTATCAAACTCCACAACTCTATAATGCTCAAATTTTGCACCAATTCTTTCCAGCGCCATTGCCTGTGAACCATATCCGGCAAACAGTTCAATTAATCGTATAGGTTTTGTAATACGGATTGGTTCACGTATCATGTCAAAAATGCTTATCTGAATCATGGCATCACCTCCCCTACTGTTGTGCCAAATAGCACATAATCCCACAATCTGGGAAAATCTCTGTATTCATGTTACCTCTGTTCAGTTCAAGTTCATCCAGATATACCGGATTACCTTTTCCGTCCTTAAGGATTGAATAACCAACTTCTCTTTCCAACTTCGCCCGACTTTCAAAGACTTCCGGGAAATCCTTTCTGATATGATTCCAATAACCCATGCCGCCTTTTACACAGCCGATACAGTTATTGTTCGGATAGCCAAGGTCATACATCAAAGGTCGGGCAAAATCAAAAGTCCGTTCAAACAATCCATGTACCTCTTCTTTTGAGAGGTTTTTGTCAATCAGCGGAAATTCGTGTGCGGCTTGCGGATTTGCTTCAATCGTCCGCTCTGCCCGGTTCTTTTCCTTAAGGTCGAATCCCCAGACGTAAGTCAATTCACAATCCTTATGTCGTTCCTCCCACTCTTTTCTCACTCTCTTTTTGAGCCAGTTCGTGCAAGGTGCGAATCCGTTTGCCGGATTTCTAAATCCTCCAAATGTTCTTACGCAATCCTCTACACATCTGTACTCGCTTGATTTCAGTATCTGAATTTCTTTCCCGATTGCTTTCTCGCAATCTTTAATAAACCTGATACTGTCCTCATGTTGGTCTGCAATGTCAATGTAAATCCATTCGTCTACATTCCCTGCTAAATATCCAGCCATAAAACTTGATATTCCTGCGCTTACCCAACATACTTTTAATCTTTTCATGACAACCACTTAACAGATTGCTCTGTGTCCGTGGATAAGGAATTACGGCTCCCAATAGTGCCATACGACACCGCTAATTAAATTCCTTTTGTTCTCGCCTTTCTTCACCTTTAGGCGGTCAACCTTGGTCTACCAAGGCTTCTGTCATTACTCCTTTCTCATTCCATCTGTTTTTAAAATTTCATCTAAACAAGCATTCCAACCAAATCTATACGACGGGATAGGCTTACCTGGCTGCGGGTACTTCCCACACACTTCCATCTTCTCCGGCAGTTCCCGAAGTGGACACCAATCTGGTCTTTCGTATGTTTCAGAATCAACAATTCTTGATACTTCCATAGCCTGGCAACTGTCAATACTTGCATCCGCGTTACAATACAAAAAGTTGCAACCAAAACACGATTCCGGCATATCCATAACCAAAATTGCTTTAGCCATCTACTCCACCACCTTTCTTCTCGTTTCTGCCCTGTGCTTTGCATCATACCTATTGTGACATCTCTGGCATAACGCTCTGAGATTACTGTAATCGCAATTTTCCGGTGTATGGTCTAAATGCGCTATTGTCAGGACAACTTTTGATCCATTTTCGCGGATAGCATAATTCTCAATTCCACAAAATTCGCATTTATTGTCTGCTCGTTTAAGAATATCTTTTCGTATGTCTTTCCAGTTTGCCGGATACTTTTTCCGATTTTCTGGTTTAATCGGCATCTACTCCACCGCCTTCCACAATCTCAATAGCCTTTTCATAGGCTATAAGCATTCCTAATTCCTTTGGTTTATCATTTATAATATCATCAAGTACCCTATTTACTGGTACAAGGCTTTTCAGCTTTTCCAACTGCTCCACAACCTTGTCCGGGTCGTAGGCGGTCGGTTGCGCATCTATTAATTTTAAAATTGCATCTTTAATATCATTAGTAAATACATCTTTATTTTCTACCTCATCCCAAATTCCTAAAATTTTTATATATCCTTCTAATTCATCCGCATCAATCAATCTCATCGTTCGCCCTCCTGTTCCAATCTGTAATTGCTTTCGTTCGCTCGTCTTTCCCTGTTCTGATGCCTCCGTCCTGATCTATGTACATCTCACATTCATAGCTTTTTGGAAGTTCTGTTCCACATTTCATACATTTGATTTTGAACATTACCCCAACAGCCGAATGTGATGACTTATTTGTAATGGTTAAGAACATTGCTTTTCCACCGCAGAACGGGCATGGCTTAAGGCTTTCACTCATTCTTCATCGCCTCCAAAACTAAATTCAATCCCATCGCTCCAATCGACACCTAACTGTTTACATTTTGCTCTCGTAGATGTACCTCCAGAATGACTGGTTCTGAAAAGAAACAGTTCTTGAACGATACTAAAATATGACATTCTATAATAAAAGCGTTCCTCTTCGTCCAACTCCCTAATAGCATCTTCACCATGCACATATTCGTACCATTCCTCGAACTTTCCGACCAACTCCTGCATAAGGCTAATGCAATACTTCAAGATGTACTTTTCATCGTGGCTCTCCAATTCTTTCTCTACAATCTGTTTCTCCATCGCCGCCCGGCATTCTTCCACCGTTCCGATTGCACGGTACTGCTTCAGCTCCTCCAACCATTCAGCAAGTTGCTCATGCTCGTTTGCACATATAGTATTGCCATATGTAATGGCTTCTTTATCAACCGATTCTGGAATATACGCATTATCTTCGATTAGTCTTGCTGACATCTTTTGGCATTCAGCTACTTCTCTTGCGTGTGATATAGCTTCATCAATTGTCATAGTCACACCTCCAACAGTTCCGGGTTATCAATCATGTTGCCGATCACTTCAAAATTCTCTGAATCAAAATCATCCAGTGCCTCGTAGTCATCACAGCCCGGCTCATTCGTACACCATCCGTTTTCATGCCACACGACACGCTTTCTCGTCTCATCTTCTGGAAACTCATCATCGATATGCCCTGAAAGAATGTCATTCTCCAAAATCAGTTTACCGTTCTTATCCTTAAGTCCGGTGCACTGGCAGATGGTGGATGGAATTATCATATTAGCAGCTTTTTCATCAATACTAAAAATCCATAATGTTACCAATGTTTTCAAAAAACAGCCTTCCACCCATTCACCGTTGTCTTTCCGCTTTCCGCGGAATAAATATCTATCTACCATCACGCTTCACCTTTCTTCCTTTGATCTGCTCTGACATGATCCTCGATACCTCTGGAAGTCTCAAGCTCTCCATGCATCCATTATGCAGACCGCTTTCCTCATTCCACTTTGCCACCGGACATTTCTTACAGAGAGTGTTTGTACAGAACTCTCCAATCTGCCGTATAGTCAGTTCCTTATTTGTTATGTGCGCCATTTCCCTTCTCCATTTCTTTCAACTTGGCTTCGGCTTCCTCACGGGTAAAGAATACCGATTTATTAATTTCGCAAATGCTGCAATGTTTAGCTACGCTTTCACGTATGTAGTACGCCTTATCACTGCAATTCTCGCAAAATCCTCTAACACACATTCCAGACCGATTACTTTTGTTTTTTCCGCAACAATACTCGATGGAATACACTGGTGCATCTTCACTGATTGGCAACCGCAGAAGTAATCCCTGCTCTTCGGCATCCTCATAATATTTCAATTTTTCTCGCAAATCAGCCATAGCCCATAAATTGCGATAGAATAATGCTAAAAGTCCTATTGTACTGTCTATTTCTACCGACAGCATGGAAGCCATATATTCGTCAACTTCTTCATCTGATAAGCCATTAAAATCTTCACCGCAAATATCTTTGACAAGATTTCTTATAAGCCACCTGCTATCAACGTCCAGATTATAATCTCTGTATCTGGCATTGCGCTCATCATCTGCATAGCAGCTGTTATGTGCCAGCTCGATCATCGACATGTCAGCCACGCTTTTATTTGTCGTTAATCTCTCCATGCTATTCCTCACTTTCTTCGCTAAGGTTCGTGAACTGGAACACTAACCGGTTTAATATATGTGTAAATCCAAGTATGTCAATTTTATCATCTCCGGTAATCCTTTTATATAAAATGAAAAATGCCTGAATGATTGCAAAAAAATCATCTGTAAGTTCCTCATTAGAAAGTTCCAGCTTTTCGATGACAGCACTTTCTCTTTCATCTTCATCTTTGTAGCAATCTTGTAATGCTGTTAAAAAATGTAAAATTTTAATATCGTGTTTTTTCATATTTTTCCTCACTTTCTGCCCGAAGCCACTTTAATAAGCACTCGTAGCAATTACAATTATCATTTTTGTCGCAATCAATTTCTGCTAACCCATTTTCATTCGGACACATCATATTGACTGCCAGCTCCTCATCCGTCATGCTTCTGATCCGGTCTGCATTGGTATGTGGCTTTTTTGCAGGTGTGTCTTTCTCATCTGCTTCATAGCGTTCCGGCAATCCATGTTTCTCGGCATTTTCATAGGTAGCAAGTTTTTCAATTGCTTTTATGGTGCTATCTATGATTCCATTTGCCATACAAGTTTTTGTGATATCGCCAAAATGCATTCTTAGCAGTTCAAGGTTCTGTATCATTTCTTCTATGCGATCCATGCTATCCCTCTCTTTCTACATTCAGCCTTGGCTCTGTCTAAAATCTGCTGAAAATACCACTCTAATTGTTCCTTGTCCCTCTCTTTTTCGATCAAAACAGCAGCATCGTTCCAAGTCGAATCCGTCAAATTGATTCCTCCGGTAATATAGATATCATCGATCCTGTAAAATTTAAAATGCGACTCTTCTACCGGATAGACATTTATACGATAAGTGCCCATGATATCTTCCATTTCTTCTAATCTTTTTTTTCTATCGATTGCCGTCTCTCCATAATATGAATTGTTATATTTTTTCATTGGAGGCATTCCTACAACCATATCTGTATTGGTATCCATTAAGGTGTTCATAAAATTCAATACCATAGATTCTCGCGTTTTAAGCTCTCCTAAACAATTTTTAAATTTTTTGTCAGAAAATGATAAGCCATATGTAGCGATCTCTACTCTTATATCTTCTGGCGTTTTTTCTCTGAGTTTGTCATATAACACGTCATTTAAAAAACTCATCAATTCTACTGAATTTAAAAAAATCATATTTCTACCTCACTAAATCCTTTGTTTTAACAGATATCCCTTTAAATTTCCCGGTGCGACAATACTCTGCGGTATCAAAAAAACAAATGCATCCATCGCCTTTTTTTTCAAGTGCTATGCTTACACCATTGCTTACCAGTGTATTTTTTAACAACGTCAGTACCACTTGTATCTCCTGCTTGGTCTCCTCTGTCATTTCAACTGCGCCCTCCCGAATTTATTACTTTTTCAATGATTTCTTCCCGTAACTGCTCTGCTATATGGTCCCGAACCGATTCCTCTGGGAATGCGATCTGATACGTCCGTTCCTTGATGCGGTTCGTGATCCGGTCATCATACTGCAACGTCTCCAACGGATCATTGCTCGTAAAAATAGTCACTTTTCGGTTTATGTAACGCTCATTGATGATTTGATACATCTTGTCGTTGATCCAGTCCGCTGGTCTCTCCACTCCGAAATCATCAATCACAAGGATGTCTGTGGTGTAGAGCGCGTCCAAAAGCTGATTCTCACTGCATTCTGTATCTCTCCGCCATGTATTCTTAATCTCTTGCAGGATGGTCAGTGACACTGCAAACTTCACTGCATAGTTTTTCATCAGCTCATTTGCAATCCCGGCAGCGATCCTCGTCTTACCGCTTCCCTTTGTCCTCGACCAGATATACAATCCCATGCCTCTTTCCTTCTGGCTCTCGAAATCATCCAGATAGGTTTTTATGATTTTACAGGCATCTGACACCATCTTTTTACTTTCCTGCTTCCTGTACATATCCATCCGAAACGATCTCAGATCCATCCCACGAAATGCCTCCGGTATATCAGCGAATCGCAACCGCCTTGACATGACCGCTTTCTCACGGCATTTACACGGTACTGCTATTTCAACTCCGTCTTTTATTTTCAAAATCCACTCCCGACCTTCGCAAATTGGACACACATCAGAATCCTTGGAAGTCTCCGGTGTCTCCGCATTCCTGCATAAGTTCGTTGAGTGATTTTTCATGCGTTCCAGTATCTCTTCCAACTGATCCATCGTTCTCTCCTTTCAGATACTGCATAAACAAATTTTCTTTCAAAAAATTCTCTGCATTTTTAATATAACGATCAGGTGTCCTTTTCTTTTGACAATCAACAGCGTAATTTTGTGCAGCCACTATCAGATCATCTTCCGGTACACCAGCCAGTACCACATTGCAGTATTCTGTTTCAACAAGACAGCCAGTGCACCGTTTCGGATAGGCTGCAACAAACTCTGCATACCGTTCCACGGGGGATATAGGGGGTGTATTTTGTTTATGTTTATGTCTTTGTTTATTAATAGGTTCACTTTGTGGTTCAAACTGTGGTGCAATTTGTAGTTCACTTTGTGGTTCAAACTGTGGTTCATTTTTACTGTAATTTTGAACCACAAGACTATTTATTTTATAGTGTGCTGCAAGATTCCCACCGCGCGATTTCCATTCGATGAACCCATCTGTAGCAAGCTTGTTTCTCGCTCTCTTTAACGCTGATGCATTTAATCCAGACCGAAGTCCAAGGACTGACGAGGCTACCGTAAACGTATCTGGCCACCCTGCTTTATTCGCTATGGACATTAACGCATGCCATAAGGCGATTGCAGTGTTGGGCTGCGGGTTTAGTTCGAGCCTGTCGTAAAATGCTTTTATCTCAGCTAAATAGTTCAAGTTTCCACCTCCCGAATCCGAACTTCAATCCGTGGATTTTCAGCATCTATACGAAATTCATCAGAGAATCCACAGATCTGCTCCCAGCCATCATTTTTTAATACATGGCAGTTAACTAATGCATCCTGGATCACTTTTCTGCCGAATGACGATATATTGTCCAAATCACGCCTTTTATTCTTTTCCACCCACAGATATTCCATAAATACTTTTTTATTGATATTTACGTCTCTCAGGCACTTTCTAATGTACACAGAAACAATAGCTTCATTCTGCTTTTTCATCTCTCCGCCTTTATATCTGCTTGCCTTATCCGCACGGATAAAATCATTCAAGTTATCCAGTCGTCCCGGTATTATCAGTAGGTACTCCAACTTCTCGCCACCTTTCAAATGTCATTTTCATATTTAAACGTTTTTTCAGTATCGCTCTTGCACGGTGCAGCTCTTTTGAAAGATATTCATCCAGTTCTTTTTCATCTACTGGATTTCCCGGAACTGGTCTGTAATATCCATTTCCAACATTGATAATGCAGTCATCCTTTGTATTTGCTGTCTCTATCTGCTTTCTCAGCTTTCTATCTTCAAATGGATTATAAAGTCTCGGTAATGGTTTCAAATGTCCGCAGGGAATGTCATTTATTGTTTTCATTTATCCCCTTTCCTCTCCGGGACTAACCCCGGAGATAATAACCAGCTTCCAATAATTCGTGATATATTATTTTCTGCATGAATAGGTTTCTTTCTGCCATTTGGCAAGGTGTTTCAACCCTATAAATCCTTTACAACAATTCCATAGACCTTATACATCTCTCTGAACCGGATCACTCCAAGGCTGTGTGCCAGTGTGTGGTGTTCTCTGCACAAACAGATTTTTTTATAACTGGAATCATCTACTTTTGTCCTGTCATTACCCATTCCGATTGCATCCTCATGATGAATCTCTCCATCTTTTCCGCAGATTGCACATTTTTTGTGTAACAGGCAGTAGTAAAGATATCTTCCTATGTCATCTGTACGTTCTATTGCATTGTCAGAAAGCGGTATTCCGTTCTCTAGAGCAAATTCCAGTATCGTGTTGATAAATTCCCTCGCTGTGTCCATAGAACAGTTGGAAAGACTGAAATACGCATCACCGGTACGCATCATATGCTGATACTTCAATATCTCTTTCATTTCTTCTGGAAGATATCCTGTCCAATCTGAAATGTCTCTGATAGTTGCATATGCTTTTTTTCTCTGCTCTGCTGATATGTGCCTGCCATCATCAAACCTGATCTCGGCATTTCTAATTTTCTTTCTTTGGAACATGTCCCCAAGCTTCAGATCTGGAACAGATACAACCAAGTCTGTTCCGTCTTTCTGCTCTCGGTATTGGTTAATCTTTACAAGTGCGTGCATTAGTTATCAACATCCTTTTTTCTGACATCATAAAGAAATACTCTGCGTTTCAACGATTCATTTCTAATGGATAATGCAACGATCTCACCATCTTTAATAATAATTTGTTCAACCTTGAACTTATCGTATGTGCTCCACTTATTATTTTTTTGTATAAGTGCAACATCCTTTGCAGGGATCCATATATATGGTGCAGTGTAAAGTTCTCTTCCAATTCCCCAGTTAAAGCAAGCACGCTTGAAAGAATCCGATGCCTGTCCTTTTTCTTTTTCCGTATATGATTCAGTTCCTACATCCTGCTTCCATACCCAATGATCGCCGTCTTCTGCCGGAAAATTAATACCTACATTGCAAAAGAGATTTCCATTAATTAACTCATGTTTTCTCTGCCATCTCTCTGATCCTACAGATTCGTCCAGAATGCGCATATCACATCTGGCATCTTTATAAAGTAAAAGGCTGCAACCTTTCTCATTTACGGTCGCCACTCTGGCATCAATCTCTTTTTCTGTTAAAGCTCTAAATTCCATTATTTCTCCTCCACAATTCTGCTTGCCCACATGTCAGAAAAATGTAACAACAGATACAACGGCGTTTCTTTACCGGAAATATCATATTTAAACGATCCATACAGTCCATTATGCCAAAGGATAGCCTGCTCTTCTTCCTCTGTAAGCTTGATGAATCTTTCAGCAATCGCAATACTTCTCACTTCATGCGGAATATACAGAAGTTCTTTATTTATCTCATATGGTTTTGCTTCTGACTGTACCAATGGATATTCTCCATTTTCATCCTTTTTCCGGCTCTTGATCATATTAGGTACATAGTTTGGTTTTCCATAATCTCCCATCTTTCCAAGATCATGCAGCAAAGCACAAATGATAATGGCATTCTGTGTTTCATCCGGTAAAACTTCCGGTCCTTCCGCCAATAAAAATGACATATCCTGCATGATTCCGAGGACATTCCAACTATGTTCTGCTAAACCGCCCTCTTTTGCCAAATGGTTAGAACCCGAACACGGAGCCGCAAAAAATCCATCATTTTTCATGGCTGCAATTAAATCTTTCATTCCATCTCTTTCAGTGGACATAAGTTTTTCCACAATTAAATTTTCAAATTCTTCCATCTTTCTTTTATCCTCTCTTCCTCTGATTCAATATCTGCCAGCTCTTCACGTCTGGCTTGTTTCTCATATAATCTGTGGCGGCGTTCTCTGTCCCTCTCGTACTCTTCGAGCATATCGAGACTGTCCGGTATGTAATCATTCATATCTGTGAGAAAATCCCTCCCCATCATCGTCTGTGTTGGTAATCAGCTTTCTTGTACCATACACGAATTCACCATGAATACTTCCGTCGGTATGCCATGAGACTTCACCGGCTTCTATGCCTAAATCTTCCAGTGTTCTTTCAAATTCTGCCAGTGCATCCTTGAGTATTCCTAAATCCTTCCATGTCAAACTAGGCGCTGCCATTTAAAAATTCCTCCATTTCCATCTGTCTAAAATCTGTAGATAAAACCATGCATCTGACCGCTTTCTCACGCTGTTGATTCATGTACTGTTCGTCCCGGCATTCTTCACACATGTTTCCTTCCCCGGGATCTAAACTGCATCCACAGATTCTGCATTTTCTGTAAAACATAAAATCACGCTTTCCAAAAATTTAACTATGTGTTACAATAAACGCAGAAATACTTTTGTATTCCTACGTTTAAATAGCACCTGCGTTCGCCAAAACATTCATGGTGCTATTTTTTTGTCCTCAAATTCCCCAAGGAACTCAACATCAGCGTCAAGCTTGTCTTTCCGGCGGATCATGTAAAAGTATGCTTTCCGCTTTTCTTCCCGGCGTTTCTCCACATCCATGATCGCAACTCCGACAAGTGCAACCACCGCACCGAGAGCTATTGCGATCAGCAGAAAAACATAATACGTTCCATCCGCATCGAGCATTCCGCCAATAAACATAATTCCAAGCCCTACCGCTATAAATACTTTACTGATCTGCTTCATTCTCCACCTCCTACTCTGGTACATCCTTATTTTCAAATGTGATTTTTACTCCTGCGATATCCGCCAGCTTAAATAAATCCTTTAATCGGATTTTTTCTGGATGTAAAAGTCTGTCTGTGACTGTTCGTGTTGGAATACCACTTTTTGCACTCACATCCGCTGTTGATAGATTATTCTGCCGAAAACCTCCTCTTAACAAACCAGCGACATAATCAACTCTCTTTTTCATTTTATCCTCGCATAAATTTGTTTTTGGCATAATTTCTCACTCTCCTTTCTAAAAATGGCACAAATCTTTTTCTCCATATGATATAATTAGCTATTATATTTAGGAGGTTTTCATATGAACGATACGATAAGAGAATTATTAACAAGGGATAACATCACTCTCGCACTATCCATTTTTGGTGCTTTGGGAACTATTTTTACAATCATTTCCACATTCATCCTTAACCGAAAAAATCTTTCCATTAATATTGCATCTTGTACCAACAGATATGGAAAACTATACATAAACATGACTTTCATTAATAAATCCAGACAACCTATATCCGTTTTTTCAATCAAACTCAAAGCAAGTGAAAAAATATATTCCTCTCTCCCTTATCCTGAAAATGTTGGAAAATACACTTTAAAGGATGGGAACGAAATAATTGACCGAGTTTTCACGTACACTTTGCCATTGCCTATTGATCTACAAGCTCTTGGTGCTGCATCTGGATATATTTCTTTTGATGTTCCGAAAGAAGTTTTGAAAAATTCTTCCATTCCTCTGATTCTCTTAATTCAATCCACGAGAGGCTCGGTACAAAAAATTGAATTAAATCATACTCTGATAAAATACTTGTAGCTTCCATATATCCTACTTTGCTATGAAACATTTCTCCTTTAGCGGTCTTTTCAAATTCTGCTAAAGGAATTTGTTTTTGCATTTCTGTTTTCCTTCGTTTTCTTTTCCACACCTATATGTCTCACTCTCCTTTCTGTCCGACTTATCGGACTGTTGTTGTGGTAATTATTTTGACGGAATGGTTTTCCGCTCATTTTCAAACTTAATAAGATCTTCCTCATAAACTCGGTATTCCCTCCCTAGCTTGATTGCATTAAGTTTTTTCTTGCGAATCCATTCCCATACTGTGATAACCTTGACTTTGTATCTCTCTGCAACTTCATCACAGGTATACATTTTAGACAAAAATATCCCTCCTTTTTGTATGTTATTTATACTTGTGTTTACTTCGGTTTAGTGATATATTTATCTTGTCAAAGCGAAATATATCATTATTACGAATTATCTCGTGTCAAGAATGAGTTGACTCGTGTTACCGAGGTATGTACATACTATACCTCGGTATACCGAATTTGTCAATACTTTTATTTCGTTTTTCCGAGATAATTTTAGAAAGGGAAAAGTATGTATGAAATATTTGAAAAACTATGTCAAGAAAGAGGAATAACACCTTATCGCTTCTGCAAGGATACTGGCATCAATTCCTCTACAATAAGCACCTGGAAAAGCAAGGGTTCTGAGTGTTCCCCGAAGACTGCGAAAGCAATATGTGAATACTTCGGCATTAGCATGGACTATTTAATGTCCGGCAAGGAAGACTTATCAGGTCTAAGCATTACACCTCAAGATGAACGAGATATTGCAAGAGATATGAAAAGTATTCGTGAAAAACTTTTAAGCGGCGCTAACGGTCCTCTATCCTATGATGGCGAGCCGATACCAGAAGATGATGCAGAATTGCTTCTAGGGCAAATCGAATTAATGATGCGTAAATTGAAACCTATTAATAAAGAGAAGTACAATCCTAATAAGAATAAAAAGTAGGTGCTACATAATTGAGAAAAGACATAAAGCAGTTAGTAAATTATTACGTAAAAAAATTCAATACGAGAAATCCATACAAGCTTGCAGAGTGTCTGAATGTAGAAGTCCAGATCGGCGAGCTTGGAAGTCAAGCCGGATGCTACATGTTTCTTAAGAACCACAAATGCATCTTTCTGAATGAGGATTTGGAAGAAAATGAGATGCGCCTTGTCATGGCTCATGAGCTTGGACATGCTATCATGCATCGAAAAGAAAATTGTTATTTTATCCGGAATAAAACTCTCATGCTCACGTCAAAATTAGAAATTGAAGCAAACACATTTGCAGCAGAGCTTCTGATCCCGGATGAAATCATTTTTGAGAACCGACAAACTACTACCGAGCAGCTTTCCAGGTTGCTTGGATATGAACAGGCTCTTATAGAGCTTCGATTAAAAACTTTTTGAAAAATAGGAGGATTTTTGTTATGCCATTATTAGTCATTATTATCTTATTAATCTTAGCTTGGTTTTTGTATAAATTAATATACTATAGAAGCAATTCATTTATTGAATTGAAAAACAAAATTGAAAAATATACAAAAGACTGCAATGACCTTAATGATCATATTTATGAATTAAAAAGAACCCACATAGGAATAGATCAGCTAGATTATGGAAAAGCATCTTATCAAGATGCAAGTAATTACAATTACAAGCGTCCGGAATTGAAAAAACAGGTGTTTGCACCAAATATTTGTAACTGTTCAAGAAGCGTTTGCGATTCAGCTCGAAAGCAACCATTTAAATATGTATGCAAATATTTTAATATTAAGAGCACCGAGGAAAACCTTGAACAATTTGAAAATATGCTGAATAATTTTGAAGCTGCTGAAAATGGTAAAAACTTATTGGTAAATGAAAAAAACAACATTATCAATGGAATCAGTTCCGAAATCCCATTTTTAATTAAAACATTTGACAAAAAAAATTTAGAGAAAAAACTCGGTTTTGAACCTATTGATTTAAGTACAATTTATTTTCCAAAGTACATATTCAAATACACAAGTTCTGGTGGTAATGCAGCAACACAATGTGATGTCGTTTTCAACCTTGATAATTTAAACCGGTTTGTGGTTTATCTGTCAGAATTAGTAAAATTCAAAAAAAGTGCTGCTGGACAAAGAGCTTTAATGACAAGTAAATTAAGAAAAAGTATTTTGGAACGTGATGGATACACCTGTCAGAAATGTGGTGCTTCACAAAAAAATGAACCAAACCTATTACTTGAAGTCGATCATATTATTCCGATTTCAAAAGGTGGTATCACATCTGTTGAAAATTTACAAACATTATGTTGGAGATGTAATAGATCCAAAGGAAGTAAATTAGATTTTTAAATATAAAATTGCCCCTAGTACCGTAATACCAAGGGCAATCCTTCTGAATGATACAGAAGCTCTCACAAAACGTATTGTATCATTCGGAGCAGCCAAATGCAAGCGGAACACCAGTTCTCTGCTGGCTGTTATTTTTATACCTATTTTTAAGGAGGATGATACTATGGCAACTGCAAAAAAATTACCTTCTGGATCTTGGAGATGTTTAGTGTTTAGTCACTATGAATATGTTACTGAGAAAGACGGACATATAAAAAAGAAACGTATTTATGAATCATTTACATGCGATGATCCAAGCCCAGCTGGGAAAAGAAGATGCGAGGCTATGGCTGCAGAATATGCCAACAAGAAAGAGCAAAGCAATCTTTCAAGCTACAAATTGACCTTTGGAGAAGCAATGGACGCATATATATCTGAACGCTCTCAAATTCTGTCTCCTGCATCAATAAGGAAATATAGAAGCATGCAAAAAGAGTTTTCTATGCTTAATAATTACAAACTAAAGGATATCAATCAAAAAATCGTCCAACAATATATCAATTCTATCTCTGGAACATTATCACCCAAAACTGTACGTGATCGCCACGGGCTCATTACAGCAGTACTAAAAAGATATGACCAGAATGTTATTTTAAATACTACTCTTCCGAAAAAGAAACGGGTTGAAAGAAACATACCATCAGAGTGCGATATTAAATTATTAATAGAAGCTGCAAAGGGTACAGAAATGGAAGTCCCAATTTATTTAGGAGCATTTGGCATGATGCGGCGTGGGGAAATATCCGCATTAAAGAAGTCAGACTTTGAAAACAATGTAGTTCATATAAGTAAAACAATGGTTCTATCTCCTGATAATAAATGGATTGTAAAAGCACCAAAATCATATGCTGGTGATCGTTTTGTCCCAGTTCCACAGTTTGTTGTAGATGCATTTATGGCACTGCCGAATAATGGGGTAAATATGACACCAAACATTATTACATCACGTTTTGAACATGTGCTAAATAATGCCGGTATTGAGCATTTCCGTTTCCACGATTTGCGTCACTACTCTGCAAGCATACAGCATGCGTTGGGAATACCTGATGCTTATATCATGCAGGCTGGCGGTTGGGGAAACGACAGAGTATTGAAAGATGTGTATCGGCATACCTTAGAAGATTCAAAAAAGAAAATGAGTAATATAGCTATTAACTATTTTGAAAATATGCAACACGAAATGCAACATGGCACAAAAAAAACACCGTAAATTCGGTGTTTTTAGAGCAGGGGATGAGAGAATCGAACTCCCACCAAAAGTTTTGGAGACTCCTATCATACCATTTGACCAATCCCCTATATATTATAGTTTTATTTCAAACCATTAATATCATAACTTATCTTATCCATTTTTGCAAGTGTACATTCAAAACTTCATACAAAGTCCAAGAATCAAACGTTTTTGAAAGCCGGTCATCTCGATTCCGCTTCGCTTCATCTCGATGATTTTGCTTTCATTTTCGTAAAATGGTCACTTCAAATGCTTCGCATTTTCAGTGTCATTTGCAGGCAAATGTACGTCCGTTTAAAGAATCAGCTCCGTAAGCAAGCTTCCTCCGCTGCTTCTTCATCCGTCCTTCCATTTTACTCCTTAT